CCGGAAATGGCCTGCACCTTGGACATCTGTGTGTCAAAGTCAGCAGCCGTTTTCACAGCAGCCGTTCCAAGTGCCACAATGGGTGTGGTGACAGTGGCAGTCATGACCTTGCCTGTGGCTGTCATTTTGGTGCCAACCTGCTGCATGGACTGCCCCAATGATTCCATGCTTGTCTTGCCAGATGTCCCGGCACCTTCAAGGTCTTTTTTGAAGGTGCCGACATTCTTTGAAATTTTGTCAAATACCGCTGAAGCCTTGTCAATGGCTTCAACGTTTACCAACAGTGAATAGTCAGCCACTGCCATCAGCCCCCTTTCTTCTGTTTCTTTTTTCTGTCAGGCTTCTTCTTTCCGTTCGCCTGATAAATCCGGTCAATCCACCCCTTTTCACGTTCTTCAATTTCCATGATGGTCTTGGTGTTCTCCCGGATCACGTCTTTGTCAGCTTTCCGGTTCCGCTTCTTCCACAGCTTCTGGAACCGTTTGCCTTTCTTCCTCAAAGCATTGCCAACCCCATTGAATACCGCATCCCTGACCAACGTTGACCAACTGACAGTGTGGTCTTCCCACGCTTTCCTGATGAACAGCTTTTCCACCTCTGACAGTGCCATGTAGTCAGCTTTCGTATATCCAAAATTAACGACAAAAAAGGCAAAGTCTATCTGTTCCTGATAGGGCTTTGCCATCTGTATATACTTTGGTGTCCTTTCTGTAGGTTCCAAGTATTCATATTCAATTAGTTGGCTTGGAATAAAAAAGGCATGTCACCCTGCAAGGCTTCCATGATCTCCTGTGCAGCCATGGCATAGCCGTGTTCTTCCATGAACTGTGTGCCAATCTTCAGGCCAATGGTCTGGTTCAGAAAGTAGTCTGAACCCACTTCCTTGGTGCAAAGCTGGAAGCAGGATTCAATGGTCTGAAGGGACAGCAGGCCGTCTGTCTGCTTCCACTCACCCATGATGGACTTTCCTGTCACCGCTTCCACCATCTTCACCCTGTTGGTGTTCATCTTCAGTTCATACTGTGTTCCATTCACTTCAAACATATGCTGTCATCCTTTCATCAAAAAATGTCCCCGGCACCTGAATGTAACCGGGGACTTCAAACTGTTCCTATTCACCCACCGGATCAGGACGGCAGGACATCACTTTCAGGCACGTCCACCGTCAGGTCAGTCAGCTTGCCCATTCCGCTGAAGGTCAGGGAATAGGTCACACTGTCATCATACGGTGCTTCAATCGGATAGTCCGTGATGACCGCAAGGCCACCGAACATGCCCTTTTTCCGCTTGTTGTCATAGACCTTGATGCAGACCGGATCACCGGCTTCAAAGGCAGCAGAAAGAATTGCATGGGATTCATCATCCTTCACATAGATTCCATCTGCTTCAATAGACCATTCCTTCATGCCTGCAATGTAGGACTTCCAACCACCGTCAGTGTCCTTGGATGTGATTTCAATGGTATCCGCAGACCTGTTGATTGTCAGGGACTGCTGACCGCCAACAGCAAGGATTGCTGTGCCGTCATCGTTCCAGATTGCAACCAGAAGGTCTTTTCCAGCCATAGCCTTGGCAGCATTGGCAGAAAAATCACAGTAGGCATTATCATCATAACCTGTGGTTGCAGGTGTCGGTTCAGGATCATCAAACGCCTGCAACAGTTCAAAATAATCTTTCATCTGTTCACCGTTCCTTTCACTTGCACTTCCATCCATAGCTGATCCTGAATGTGAACTGAACCACACCATGCAGTTCATCCGTTTCTTCCCGGTAAATGCTCACAACACCGTTGTCCATCTGGAACACAAGTGTGTAAGGATCAGGGATTTCAATGTCCTGTGTCAACGCTTCTTCCAGTTCCTGAATGTACTTGTACAATGGGACACTGGATTCTGTTTCTTCAGTGATCACATGGATGTACACCACATAATCCTGAACAAACATGGTCTTGCTGTTCCCCGGCCTGCTTTGCCTGAACTCCACATAGTAAAAAGGACTAATTTCATTCCTTTCCACATGGTCAAGGCATTTCCTTCCGGTTCCAGTTCTGACCTGTGCCTGAATTGCCTTGATCAATTCAGTTATGGGAAATTGTTTCAGCATAGCCATCACAACACCTTCTTCAATTCGTCAGCAAGCAGCCGTTTGAACGCTTCCCTTTCCTGTTCAACATTCCTTTGCAGGTAATGCTGACCGGGGACATATCCACCGCCCCTTGTCCTGTGTCCGAACTCAACGTGTGGTGCATAGTCCTTGGAATAGCCCATCACAGCCCTGTCATCACCTTCCACGTCAAGGCCTGCTGACTGTCTAAGTTCACCTGTGTCCACAGGTGTTCCACCGTTCACAGCCCTGTTGTAGATGTTCTGTGCAGTGATCTTGGCTGCACCATGGAAGCGCACTTCAGACACCTTCTTCAGGGCTGCTGCCAACATTTCACAGCCGTCAACTGTGATCTTTATATCAGGGTGACCCCCACCATTGTTTGAACTAACTTCCATAGACCTTCACCCGGATCACAGACCACCTTGGTGACAGGTCAGTCACTTCAATGACCTTCATCATCACGCCGTCAACTTCTGCCTTTTTGACAAAGGCCACCACGTCATAACTGACCGGGACGGCATAAAGCTGTTCATTCTTTGTGACTTCCCTTCCTTCAAGGGCAATCTGCTGATCAGTCCAGGGTGTGAACCGGGCTTCCCCTGTCCACACCTGTTCTGTACCCTTGACAGGATTTCCAAGTTCATCTGTTTCTTCACCAATGGTTTCTGCATACAAGATGCAGGGCTTCCACATCATAAGAACCTGACCACCTTTCGGTTGCCAGACTGATCAGCAGCAGAACTGTTCAGCCATTGTTCAATTTCATCCTGGTATTCAGCAAGGATGTCTGTGACAAACTCGTTTTTCAGGGATGCCTGCCATTCAGCAGCCATCCCTTCATAGTACCGTCTACGCCACAGTTTCACTGATGCATCAACCACCACTGACTTGAACACATCCGGGAAGGTTTCTTCTGTCACGCCCAAACGCAGGCACAACCTGTCCGTCACCGTCTGGATGACCTCATCCATGATGGTTTCATCATAGGTTTCACCGTTCATCCGGTTTTGAACCCTGTCCTGTACCCCATCAAGCATGTGTTTCACCTTCCCTTTCTGTCAGCCCGGATCAGGAACCAGTGACGGTCACTGCCACCTTGCGCACCTTGTCACCACATTTTGCAGTCACAGTGGTCTTGCCTGCTGCAACACCAGTGATCACGCCTGCATTCACAGTTGCCACAGAAGTGTCAGCAGATGCCCACGTCACGGTTTCCCCGGCAGGATCAGTGGTTGCCGTCACAGTGGCAGTCCCCGCAGGTGCAACAGACACCTTGGTCTTGTCCACAGCCAACTGGACATTGCCAGTCACTTCACCACTGAAGACACCGCCAAGGTCTTCTGCATAGAACAGAACACCGGACATCATCAGGGTGTCAATGGAAGCCTTGCCGTCTACCAGGAAGTGCTTGATGCCGACCATTCCGGTCACATCAGAAGTCAGGCCGAACGTGGAACCGATGTCACCACCAGTGGGGATGTAGACACCGTTCAGGTTTTCCTTGACCGTTGCAATCGGATGTGCAGCCGGGACAGAAGCGTCCACAATCACAGTGCCCAGACCAAGGAAGTCTTCAACATAGCGGAAACCAAAGGCAGTCTGAAGGCTGATCTGTGCCGTTCTCAGGTAATAGGCAATGTCAGCAGGATTTACAAAGTAAACCGGGCTGAAGTCACCGTCAATGAACGGTTCATAGGTCTGAAGCGCACCCCACAATTCTGCAAGGCAGGCCTGAAGTGTGGAACAGGTTGCAGACATGGAACCTTCACCTTCAGCAAGGAAGGAGTAAAACTTGGACTTGATGCCCTTCTGGATTTCCCTTTCAAGCAGGTCATCCGTCTTGTTGACCGCTTTGTCCTTGCCGATCTTCTGGATCAGTTCAGCAGTGGAACGCTTGCGATACTTTTCAAGACCAAGTTCCCATGTCTTGACAAGTTTTCTTTCATACTCGGTCAGGCCGATTTCTTCACCTTCACCAACCTGTGCAGCCGTGTCACCCTTCTTGCTGAACTTGTAGAACTTCACCAGAGTGCCCACCCCCATAGGTGTCATTTCAGTGATTCCAAGGACAGTCATCAGGGACTGGATGCCAGTGACAAGCCTTTCAGCATGGTCAATGGAAACAGCAGGTTCCATGTCAGTGGTGACCGTAGTGCCACTGTCAGGATCAAAGGCCTGAAGAAGTGTTTCCATCAGTGCAGTAGTAAGAACAATATTTTTCATTCTGTTCACCTTATTCCTTTCATAGTTCAATAAATTCAGTTTTATTTGAACAGGTCACGGTGTTTCTGAATCATCCGCTGTCTTTCCGTCCGATCCTTGATCTTCATGATCTGTTCTTTGGTAATGGTTCCAGATGAACCAGTCCCCGGTGTCTTGCCCTTCAGGGCTTCCTTGACAGCATCCTGGACAGCAGCCTTGAACAGCTTGCTGAACTGCTGAACATTGGTCTTGGTGCTTTCTGCATCAGTGGTGATGATCATGTTCACCAGGTCATCCGGGATGTTGATGCCGTCTTCATTCAGCATCCCCCTTGCCACCTTGCCCATTTCAGCACGGTTTTCCTTCTTTTCCAGTTCAGCAACCCTTTTCTGAAGTTGGTCACGTTCATATTCAGCTTTCTGCTGTGCGTCCATCTTTGCCAGTTTTTCAGCTTCAGAAACAGCCTTGTCCTGATCCTTCTGCCACTTGGCAAACTTCTGGTTGATGATCCGGTCAAGGTCAGCGTCAGAATACTTCTTTTCATCAGCACCCTGATCCTTTCCCTTGTCACCGTCTTTGGACTTGTCCTTCCCGGTGTCAGTGCCCTTGTCCTTGCCTTTATCATCCGCACCAGAACCGCCCTTGTCATCCCCGCCGTCAGGATCATCAAAGGCCTGAAGCAACCCCTTGAAAACTGTCATCCGCTGCCATCTTGTGAACTTGTTCATGCTGTTACCGTCCTTTCTTCCATGTGGTTATAGTGTCAATGCTTCACTTCCCGGTTGCTTTTTATGTCTTCACCGCTTGGACAGTCCCTGCTGCTTTTTATGACATCACAGCTTGGTCATCCTGATCTTGTCAGGATAGGCCTTGGACAGAAAGTCCAGACCCAACAAAAAAGACCTGAACAGCAGACCGGATTCTGTGTTCAAGCCTTTTCTATCAAATTGAAAATTGCCCTTTTCCAGGCACAGCACTTTGTTGGGCTGTCCTGTGATTTCAGTCAGGGCTTGTGCAAGGTTCAGGCCTAAGATGCTGACCTGACCACAGGGGACATTGCAGCCTGCCTGTGGGATGTCCCTTTCTGCATGACCGTGAATGTGAATCAGGTCATCCGTCACATCTATCTGTACCATGCAGTTCACCGCCTTTCAGCCAGTTCACAATGACACCGGGCTGTGGCAGCACACCGGAATACACCTTCACAGTGTTGCCGTCTTCCATCAGCAGGATGGTGGGCACCCTTGTCACCTTGTTCTTTCTGGCAAGGTTGTCAGGATCATCTTCAGCGTCCACCACCTGCACCTGACCGGGACAGTCTGCTTCCACTTCAGGAACCAGTGTCTTTTTCACCATCTTGCAAGGGGAACAATACCTTGTTGTGAGTAAAACCATCTTTCTGTTCATCATCAAGTGAACCTGTTCAGCACTTCCTGTGCTGCCCTTCTTGTGTCTTCATCAATTTCAGGATCACCGCCATGTGCAGCCACATAGTCATCAATCCACTTCCCCGGATCAGGAACCACAATGGTGTAGGTGCATCTGCACCATGGATGCAGTGGTGGGAAGTTGTCACCTGCCATCCTTGCATCAAACCTGACAGGTTCCGCTTCCGTTTCGTCCTGGATGCTTTCACAGACTTCACACACCCGGCTGTCACCCACAGTGGACAGGGAATAGTATTCAAAGGTGTTCTGCACAGCCCTTGCCTTGGCTTCATTCATGACAAAGGTTCCTTCTGTGTAGATCAACCGGAATGCTTCATTCCTGGACACGTCAAACCGCTGTTTCAAGTCCCTGACCATCTTGGCGTATTGGTCACCCCTTGCAAAGCCTGCTGCAATGTGGTCATTCAGCAGGTCTGCCAGCTTCTGACGGTTTCCCCATATCCGTTCACTGAAGTTCTGACCGTTCACCCATCTGGTCATCACGATGTCATGCATCATGGTCTTGTAGGACTGGTCAAACACACCATAGGTGTTTGTGATTCCAAGGTCATGCACCATTGCAGT